CCGATTGATGATAAGCAGTACGCCGTTCCGTTGTGGGTTATACGCCGTATGTTGGAAACAGCAGAAGCAGCAGAGCGTGAAAAATATTATGAATTGCTTGAGGAGATAAAAGTTTGGCGAGAAGCGTATCCACTAAGCATATTCCCAGTGCCAGACTGGGAGAAAGTTCGTGATGCTTTGACGATGAATGGCTTGACTCTTGATGCTATTAGCGCGGCAAATTTACGACACGCTGCAAACAGATTTTATGAAATGCTTGATGAAACTATCCGAGCAAGGGGGCAGGAATGAAAATACGTAAACGCAAAAAGATATTACTTGGAAACATTAAGAACAATAGACCGTTTGAATATCACATGATGAAGCTTGCTTTAAAGATACGAGAGGCCACTCTAAGAATGTCACAAGCACTACAAAAAGTATATACGGAATCAAGGAACAGTCATGGCTGACAATGTACTAGACCCAGAACGCGCAATGTTTCGTGATGCAGAGAAGAAGAAACTAATTGCCACACGCGCATCGGAAATAATTAGAGATGCATTCATTAAGGAATACACAAGGGAATTTAAGAAGCCACCAGACTTAACTAACCCTATGATGAATATGTTCTTTAACTGTTGGATATCAGCGCAAGGTAAACGTGAATGGTTATCGTCAGAAGAAATACAAGACCTTAAACGTAGACAGATACAGAACGAGAAACGCAGTAAGACAATGTTGGCTAACAGAGAAAAGCAAAGGAGGGATGATGAAAGCATTTCCAAGAGACATCGGTAGCAACCAACAAGGCATGGACTTACGTGATTACTTTGCAGCACAAGCACTGACTGGTGCGCAAATATGGGACGCAGTTCTTAACGGAAAAAATTCTGTATTGATTGGGGATGGAGCTAATAAATTGGCGGAAGTAGCATATTTAGTAGCAGACGCAATGATGAAAGCGAGGGAGAAATAACATTTGACATTCACAAATGTTTTGACCATAATAACTTTACTTTACAAGGAGGTGTTATGGGTGGAAAACATGTATCTGCAATCAAATCAAAAATTGCATCAGAGTCTGAACTTACAAAGGATCAGCTTGATCAAATATTTGAATACAAAGATGGTGTTTTGTATTGGAAACCATCAAAGGCCGGAACCATTGATGGCGCTGGATATTATCAAACAGGTATTCAAGGTAAGTATTTTAAAAATCACAGATTGATTTTTTTAATGCACCACGGATATCTTCCTAGTTTGATTGATCACATTGATGGCAATAGATTAAATAACAAGATAGAAAATCTTCGAGAAGCGACAAGAAGTCAAAACTCTTTTAATTCTATGAAATCGAAATTAAATACTACTGGTGTTAAAGGAGTTGCTTGGAGAAATGACATACAAAAATATCGAGCTAGGATTTATGCAAATAAAAAAACTTATGAGCTTGGTACGTTTGAAAAAATAGAAGATGCAGAAAAGGCTGTATCAGAAGCAAGAAAAAAATACCACGGTGACTTTGCTAAAAAAGGATAAACATGACAATTACAAATAATTTTAATCTTCCTGAATCAATTAATAACGTAATACAGCGTCCTCAATACTCACGCGGCAAGGCACAGATCAGCGTAACAGAGATACTGAACTCACCACGTATTGTGCAGCTACGCCAGAAGCACATGGAAGAGATCACAGAAGACGCAGCCGACATGGTGTGGAGTTTGTTTGGTTCAGCAGTACATAACATTCTTCAACACGGTAAAGGTGATAATCACATCGTAGAAGAACGCCTGCACGTTGACTTCAATGGCTGGCATATCTCTGGCGCATTAGACCTGCAAGAAGTAACACCTAATGGTATCGGCATACGTGACTACAAAGTAACCAGTGCATGGGCAGTGCAGCAGGATAAGAAAGAATGGGTCGAGCAGTTAAACCTATACGCATGGTTAGTAGAGAAGGTGAAGTTTATTAAGGTAACTGACCTACAGATCATTGGTATCGTGCGTGACTGGTCTCGTCGTGATGCAGGCGTTAAAGAAGGATACCCACAAGCACCTATCGTTACTTTGAATATCCCACTATGGGACATGGAAACACGCGAGAAATTTGTGGAAGAACGCTTGAATAAACACAACGAAGCAGTATTTGCTATGGGTATGGGTGATGACGTAGAGGAGTGTACGCCAGAAGAAATGTGGGAGAAACCTACAGTCTATGCTGTCCGTAAGATCGGTGGTGTACGTGCTAAGTCATTGCATGGTGTTAAAGAGAAAGCAGAAGAAGAGTTAGAGAAGTTAAACGTAAAGAAGGCAGACTATGAGATTGATGTTAGAGAAGGTGGTAGGACAAGATGCGAGGGATTTTGCCAAGTCGCTCCATTCTGTGATCAATACAAACAATACTTGGCGAACAAGGGGAAATAAATGAAAGCTATATACGCAGCACTAGTCAAAGCACAAAAGGGTTTCGGTCCTGCTTTGAAGTCTAGTACCAATCCACACTTCCGTAGTAAGTATGCGGATTTGTCAGCCTGTATCGAGGCAGTAGTTGATTCTCTTAATGAGAATGGAATCATGCTGATGCAGGTAACACACGAGGTAGAGAACGGTGTAATGATCGAGACCTTGTTTCTCCATGAATCAGGAGAGCAAATGTCAGCAGGTAAACTGTTCATGCCAGCCACTAAATTTGATGCCCAAGGCTTCGGGAGTGCTTTGAGCTATGCTCGGAGGTACTCGCTGATGGCTGCCTGTGGTATCGCTCCGGAGGACGATGATGCAAATCACGCGGTTAAGACGAGTGCGGTACCGAAAGCAGCCGTGGCGGTTGCGAAGCCTAATGTACCTGTTCAAGAAACAAAACCCACGGAAGCACCTCCGGTTCCGAAAGCGCCCGAAGATAGGCCACAAACGCCGGTTGCTAACACGCCCGCAATGGCACCTCCTAAGATGCAAGGTAGCTCTGATCAGTGGCAGCTAAAGATATCTATGGATTCTGGATCAGACTTTGCCGGATGGGTACAGGCAGTCAAGGATGCCACCGTCTTTATGCTAGAGATGGCGCAGACTAAGGACGATACGATGAATATCTTTAGGACTAACCGAAACATATTCGACAAGATGCAAGCCGATGATGTTAATTCGTATGAAGAGTTAACTAAGATTTTTAAAACCTACAAGGAGAAACTGTAATGTCTGAATACCAAAAGCAAAAGTTCCCTAATACTGGAATTCTTTCTAAAGTTAAAAGCCGCCTGCACCCAAGATCACCAGACATGGGTGGCGAAATAAATATCGAAAGATCTTTACTGCGCCAGTTGATGGATGAGCAAGATGGTGATGATCTAAAGATTAAGTTGTCAGGCTGGACTAGAGCCGGTGAATTTGGTGAGTTTATTTCCCTTGCTGTAAATACATACAAACCACAAGTCACTGATGCTGCACCGCAACAACGTCTGGTCGAAAATCCAGATGCAAAAAAAGCAACACCTGTTGATAACAGCGATGTACCCTTTTAGAAAGGAATATTTATGGAGACATCACATTTTGAGGCCGTAAAGGTAGCCATGAAACAAGATAAAACTGGTTACATACTTACCTTGTGTGTGCATCCAGACGAGCTACCAGAAGCCATCATTCGTGACTTTGTAGGCGCTCGTTATCAGGTGGTAGTAGTACGCCTGACAGAAGATGAGCAGCCTATGAATCGTGAGCAGGAGCTTGGCAAGGACTCTGTGAGAGTGGCTGGTATGTTGTGCAGAGATCAGGAGTTCTGGCGCTTCCTAAAGGAGGCAGGACAGATCTTTGAGGCAGACGAGGAATCAGCCATTGAGTGGCTTAAGTATGAACTGGGGGTGCCTTCCCGCAGTGACATACCAAAGAGCCAGATCGCAGTTAATAAATTAATCGGAATCAAACAGGAGTTCACTTTATGGAAACAGGCAAACGCTTAATACCTTACTCGGTACACTTATCTGAAGATGTGTACCTTGCGTTGAAATCACACGCGCAAGATCGTAAGGCTTCATC